AACAGCAGGTTTCCAAAAACACATGATGGTTTTCCGCCATCCAGATTTGATGGTTGAAGGAAAAGATGGTGATAATGTTTGGCCTCAAATCATCATGACTAATTCCCATGATGGTAAAAATTCATTCACGTTCCAAGCAGGAATGTATCGATTTGTTTGTTCAAATGGATTGGTAATTGCCGATGAAGAGTTCGGTTCAATGAAAATCCGTCACATGGGTTATGATTTTGATACTTTGCGTGAAACTATTAGTGAGATGGTAGATAAGTTACCTCTTACAGTTGATAGTATGAATAAGTTTAAAGCCACTACACTTGATAAAAATCAAAAGTATGATTTGGCTCGTAAAGCACTTGAGACACGATTTAAAGTTCAAGAAAACCAGAAGGTTGACCAGCTTTATAAGATTGATCTTGATGAGTTTCTTACCCCAGTGCGTAAGGAAGATGCAGGAGATGATTTGTGGAGTGTGTTTAACCTCGTACAAGAGCGTGTAGTTACAGGAGATTTTGATTACGTTTCCGGTGCTAAAATGCGTAAAGCTCGTGAGATTAAGAACTTTAAGCAGGATTTGAAAGTAAACCAAGAGCTCTTTGAGGTAGCGAAAGAATTCGCAGCATAAGAGCAATGCCATGTTGATTGGAGGGGGAGGATGTTAACCTCCCCCTACTTTTAATTTAATTTTACTAAATGCCTAAAAATACAAATCCATATACAATGAAAACAAAAGATGTAGTTCAAATGATTCTATCTAAAGCTGATGATTATGAGCTAAGAAATGAAGTAAGGGCTGAAGCAATAGCGATTTTAAAGGAGAATCCTAATATAGATACTGGGTCTGCTTATTTGATGGCTGCTATAGAATGGGATGTAGCATGAAAAATTATTGGACTTATAATACTACTATAGGAGATCTTGAGATCAACTATATTTATAAATGATATGGACATTAACAAAATTTTTGGAGCATTTAATTCTGATAAAGAAGATGATGGGGTAGATATCCCAACTCCTGATTTTGTTAAAAAGATGTTAGATGAAAATCATCCTAGATATTTTATTGGGATGTTTTCTAAACTCATTAATAATAATCTTTCTTATCAAAAGGGTTTAGTTAAAATGTTTAAGGAAGCTGATCCTTCCTTTGATGTAGACGGTGTAGAAAAAGCAGGCCGTTACATGTTATTTAATAGAGCATGGGAATATGTTAATAAATTTGATCTTAATGATCCGTATTCCCAACACATATTAGAAGATATTTCTAATAAAGAAGAATCATATAAAAATTTAAAAAAGGCATTGAACACATCAATGCAGTATTTTGAGGAGCAAGAAGAATATGAAAAGTGTGCTTTTCTTAAAAAACTACTTGATTCCCCAAATCTTAATTCGTAACTTCAGTTTTAAACCACTTAAAAATGTATTTTAGACAACACATCCAGAAAAAGCTCGAAAATCTCGAAGCTAAATTAAAGCATATTGAATTCCATAATGGAAGAGGAAATAAACAAGAAATAGATAAAGCCAAAGTAGAGTGTGAGGAATTAGTTGAAGATATTAAGGCAACCGTAAATCGGGAACCTATGACTCCAAACGAACAAAACCGGGTATAATGCTTACAGCCGAACAAATTCAAGCTAATTGGGAAGAATTCTGCAAGAATATTACAGACCACATTACAGGTGATAGAAAAAATAAACTTATTGAATTTTATAAAAAATATGAGGACCGCATTATGATAATGCCAGCTGCTCATAAAAAAGAATATCATAATTCATTCCCAGGAGGATATGTTGAACATGTTAATCGAGTAGTTCGATGTGCTCTTAAACAATCCAAATTATGGGAAGAAGAAGGAGCAGATATGTCTACTTTTACTAATGAAGAACTTGTTTTTTCTGCTATTAACCATGATCTTGGTAAGATGGGGAATGAAGAACATGAATCTTATATCCCTCAAACTGATAAGTGGAGGAAAGACAAATTAGGGGAGGATTACATGTTTAATAAACAAGTCCCATTTGCTTCAGTTCCCGATCGAGGCTTATTTATGCTTCAGTCACATGGTATCCAGTATACCTTTAATGAGATGTTAGCAATTCAAACTCATGACGGTTTATATGATGAAGCTAATAGTAAGTATCTTAAGGCATTTATGCCCGAACAAAAACCACGAACTTCTTTACCATTTATCCTACATCAGGCCGATTTAATGGCAGCTCGTATCGAATTTGAACGTGAGTGGTTACCTAAATTTAAAAATTCCGTGCCTACCCAGGCAGAAAATTTTACATTGACGAAAGAAGCTAGAAAATCCACAAAAGATAAAGCACTTTCCCAACTTGAAAGTAAAGGTCTTAAAGATTTATTTGATAAGCTATGATAGAAACAGTAGTAATTAGTGTATTAAGTGTATTGGTTGTAGCCTTAGCGTTTACTACCATTAATCTTTTACGCAAAAATGAAAAGCAAGAAGACATATTGGCAGGATATATAACATACCTTGACCAATTTAGTAAAATTATAGAATTTTCGGATGAAAAGATGAAAAAAATTGATGAGCGAGGCATATTTAAAAACGATGATGAAGTTGGATTTATGTACGAACAAATTAAAGAAATCCAGAGGGTTCTATCTAACTTTAGGATAGATAAATTATGAGCACATTACCCCCTAGAAAAAGGAAGAAGAAAACAAAAAACCAATATTTTACTCAAGAAACAGAAGACGCTATTGTTAGATACAATAGCTCTTCTGATCCCGAAGAAAGGAGTGAAATATATCGTAAAGGTATCCACTATGGGTTTTTTAAACTCACCGAGAATATAATTCATACCTTTAAATTTTACTACACAGAAGTAGATAATATAGAGCATCTTCAACATGAGGTGATAACATTTTTATTAAGTAAAATTCATTTATTTGATCCTACACGGGGAGCAAAAGCATTTTCATACTTTGGTACGATTGCAAAGAGATATTTAATTATACAAAATACTAAAAACTATAAAAAAAGAATTGACAAAGCCCCAGTAGATGAATTATATCATAATTTAAACTATTCATATGATTTAGACTATGATCCTATGGAAAAAGATAATGATTCACTTTTTATGGATGAATATATAAAATATTGTAATACAATTCTTACGGATTTATTCCCAAAACATAAAGATGCTCAAATAGCAGATGCTATTTTATCTATATTTGCTTCAAGAGAAAATTTAGATATTTTTAATAAAAAAGCACTTTACATTTATATAAGAGAGATGGTTGAAGCTAAAACCCCTCAAATTACTAAGGTAGCTACTAAATTAGGAGAAATTTATAAAAAGAATTATATTTTTTATAAACAAAATGGTTATACAAAATTTAAGAGTGAGTCATATTTATAAATAAAGAATAAATATGGGACAGCTCGATAAAAAAATATTTGGTAAGAAAAAATTTTCCGATATATTGGAAGAAATTTACTTAAATCAAAAGAAAAAGGAAGAACAAATTTCCACTCTTATATCCGAGCTAAAACCTTTAATTCAAGATATTGGGGATGCTACTTTAGTAGTTCCTTTACTTAAAGAATATCTTGAAATATCTGTTAAAAATGATGAGCAACTCATCAAAATGGCTACTATCATCCAACGTGCAGTAAATAATGAAGGAAATGATGATGGTAATTTTGGGATGACAGAGGATGAGAAATATCAGTTATTAGAAGAAGTAAAAAAATTTAAGGACGATAAAAAGTAATGCCTAATTTAAATTATGGCATATCAGGGCTTTCCCAAGGGGTTATTAATAGTAAAAGTATTCCTAAATTACCTGTTTCTCAACAAATCTTTTCTAGTAGAGTAAAGGATATTATTTTAAATGATGCTCACCCTAAATTTGAAGAATTTGGGGGGTGGTCTTCTATAGGGTTAGTTTTTGTTGAAAATGTAACCCAACTTTCGGATGAAAATTCTACAATAATTGCTTATCCTTTATTTCCTAATATAAAACAATATCCATTATTAAATGAAATTGTTGTTTTGTTATCTCTTCCTAATAATGAGTTAGAAACAAATTCCAATTCAACAAAATTATATTATCTCCCCCCTACAAATATTTGGGGAAGTCAGCACCATAACGCCATCCCTGGGATTTCAGAATTGGCACCTTCCCAACAAAAAGATTATGAACAAACATCAGCAGGGAGTGTAAGAAGGGTAAATAATGAGGGAACTCAAATAGATTTAGGAAAAACTTTTATAGAACAAACTAATATAAATCCCTTACAACCTTTTGAGGGAGATTATATTTTAGAAGGAAGGTTTGGGAATTCATTAAGATTTGGGAGTAGTAATGGTGAATACCCTATTACTAAAATAAGGAATGGACAAGGTATTGTAACTAATGAAGGGTGGACTACAATTGAAGAAAATATAAATGAAGATAGCGCTTCTATATATTTAACTTCCACACAACAAATTGGATTACAGCCTAATATATTTAACTATAAATCATACAACATCTCTCCCGAGGCAGTTGGTGATTAT